TCACGCAACTTGACCCAACGCTTATGCGTTCTGCTCACACGCGCCTCTGCAGCGCAAACAAGGTCACCAAGTCGGCGTTCCACTTGCCATCGGGATTGATACGACAGCGTCAGAGCGTTTTCTAGCTGTGTGATCCGCTTCTGCTGTGTTTCGACCTGTTTTTTAAGTCCGGCGGCTTCGGCGGCAAGAGCGTCGTATTTCTCCGAAATAATCAGGATGCTTTTTGTAAACGCGAATGCAGTTACAATCTTGTTTCCAATAGTCTCTAGTATTGGAATGCCGTTGATTCCCGTAGCGTTTACGAGTGGACCAGACGCAATGTATGCCGGAACATCGGATAAGCTGAGATCGCACAATCGCCGAGATATGCAGTGGACGCACAGTATGCCTTGGCCATTCGACTGCGGAGCGATCTGCCTCCAAACGGAATCGTCCACGACAACATCAATCCAGCTTGTCCCGCCATAAGGCATCCCACAGTCGGCACAGGTTACGTCGGGTACTTCGTTCATGGTTCCCTCGGGCTTGTCGGATACGTGCCGTCCTGTATATGGGTCAATGCTCATGTCGTTGGCTCCTCGCGCTCAAGATCGGCGATGATCTTCTCGTAACCGTCGCATATTTTTAGCCATTCGCGGTGCGACTCCCTAGCTGCCATCGCCAGATAGATGGCGCTGCCCCAACCAACACTAGCAAGCACAATAAGTGCCGTGGTGCTCATGTCGTCTTCTCTCCTCGTTCCAGCAACAGTTGGTCGAGGCAATCTATCGCGTCGGCAATTGGCCTCGGCAAGTCGGGATGCCCGTCGTATATCCATTCCTTGGTATTTGTTTCCCCGCTCAACACCCTTATTATACGGGTTCCCGTATAATAAGTCAATACAAAATCCGGTGAGTTCACTGATTTTCTTGCAAAATACCTTGGAAGGGGGGATTTTAGCCCTGGAATCCCCATTTGGTAGACTGAGAGTAGGGCAGAGGGCCAAACCAGCCGCCTATGGTCGCCGCCTGTGCCCTCAAGTGGGCGGAGACAAGCAATTACCTCCTCCTGGGAGGCGCAATAGCAATGGTGTTGTCCATCACGCCGTATCTCCCACTGCTGCGACACGCCATAGACGGCGACGAGTCGCAGTAGGCTTTCTATCTCCACGTCCAGGTCACGCTCGGTCAATGGCATGGTCAGCAATTCCCCTTGATGCGTTCGGCCGGTACGTAATGCAGGGCGTGCTTTCTGGCGGCGGCATAGGTGTTGTGCTTGTCAGGGACAAAGATGCGGTACTTGTTGGACGCGAGCCAGAAGTGCTTGCCCTCGGGCCAGCGTGAGATTGTGATAACCTCATTCTCAAAGCGGACGTTGAAGTCGATCTCGGCCGTCTCGACGGTTTCCAGCACGACTACTTCCGAGAGGAGCAGGGTGCCGCCGTTGATGTTGACGACAATCGGGCCTTCCCACAGTAGCTTCTCGGCCGTCTGCAACCATTGAGCGCCCAGCTTCAGCCAGTGATAGTTCGGGTTGTCCTTCAGGTGTGGGTCTTGGCTGAAACGTGCGAGGTAGGCCGCTGCCACGCCACGGTGGATTTTCTCCAACGTCTCCGGGTCGTCAGGCCGAATCTCGATACGCCAATCTTGCAGATCGGGGAAGCGAGGATCGGTATTGCAGCGGTGGAATCGGTACATTACTTCAGGCCCAGGTGCAGGCGCATCCCGTTAATGTGGCAGGCCGCCGCTTCAAGGCTCTGTGTCTCGAAGATCGGCGTCTGTCCGTCAGTGACAACGTACTGCCAAGTTCCGTCTCCGGCTTGCACAGCCCAGCCTCGCACGGTAGGTATGTGGGGCGTCATTGGGGTGGCCTTTCAGTTGCGGTACGGAATTACGTCAAACTCAGGGAACAAAGCCCGCGCTACGATATTTGTCATTTTATGACCCTCTTCTTGGTCAAAAACAATTGTAGGCACTGTTGCAAAGATTTGATCCTAGCTGCTTTCAACCCGGACTTCTTTCCAACAAGACTCTCTATACTGTACTGCTGCAAATCCCCAACGACCCAAATACCCAATCGCTCTAACGTTCCAATAACCTCCTCTTCCAAACCATACCTCTCCAATTCAACTATGGGGGTATTAAGCTGTTCCCTAGTCACTCTCCAATACACAATTGCCATTTGTGATTTTCCTTCACCCCATGTCAATCACAGTACCTAATTTGAAATTTTTGATGTCTGTGCATAATATGAACTGAATATCCAATTCTGTTGCCAATCTTTGCAGCATAGATCTAGTTCGATTTCGATTGTCTTGTCCTCGTATGCACTTAAATGGCTCATCCATCACTACCAACCTTCTTACTGTAGGTCTTTGTATCAAAATACATGCAAGTCTTAAGGCCAACGCCGCTACATCTACTACACCTCCTCCTATTTCATTTAAGGGGTCATCCAATTCAATTCCATCCCTTGTAAATACCAAAATTGCCTCGGTTTTCCCACGTTTTTGGTTGAATTGAATTTCAAACTCATAGGGATCTTCAAATACAGCATTGAGGCACTTTGTTACGATGGATGAAATTTGTTGATGACACTGTTGCTGAAGTGTTTGAGCTATGGTCTGAATGATTTGATTGGCTTGGGTAGCATTGGTGATTTGTATGTCTAAGTCAGCCTTGGCTTCCTCCTCTTTGTTGATCGATTGCTGAGCCCGACGCCTATCTTCTAGGAGTTGATTGATCTTGGATCGATAGATGAATATTGATGCGTTTTGAGTCATTTTATTTTTTTGTATGTTTGACCCGCTTTTCCATTCCCTTCAATACAGAGATTTCAACAGGGGCAAGATACCTCTTATTGACTTTCAGCAAGTCATTATCGATGCACCTCATCCTTATTCTAGCTGGCCACACCCCACCCCTCAATTCCTTTACAATGGGCGTCTTAAATGATTGTAGTTTTTCTTTGTTCTTCAATTGAAGCCATACATAAGCTGGAGATGATTTGACTGGCCTCGCAACCACCTTAGTTTTGCTTCCTACCGACCAATGACGCCACTCTGAAGTCAGCTTTAATTGAATGGCCTGTTTCTGATCTTTTCTCTCTTGGTGAATTGCTCTTTCTTCAATCTCATACTCTTGCTCATCGTGAGACATAGACCGCTTTCGATCCATCTCATCATCAAAACCCCGATCCACTGAACCTTGAATATGACGACCATGATGAATAGCAGGAACCGCCAAGGCTGGTTGGGTGGCAATCACCAACAAAGCAAATACAATAGACCATTGCCAACACCATTTGAGTAACTTGATCATTTTCTGCCTCACTTTTAACAACCCCATATTTTAGCCCCTAACACGTTCCCTGCCTTCCATGGTAAAAAAGTACCAGAATCTTATTTGAACGTGTTAGGGGCGACGACAGGTGGGTTATCGTTGGGTTCCTACCCCATCCAATACCTCACCCCACTCCTCCTCAAACTGGTCCAGGGCTTTCTCATAGGATTCCCTAGCTCTGTTTGACCTTGACTCCAACTTATCCCGCAGAGTCTTGGCCTCATCAAGTGAATTACAATCAAACTCCTTCTTGAGTCTCTTGAGTATTTCCTGCTGAGCCCCCTCAACACGAGATACTTCCCGTTGGAGTTGATCTACCTTGCCTTTCAATTTTTCATACCTATCAAGATCCATTACAATCCTCCATCACCTTCAGTATCAATTTCTTAACACCAGGAACAACAGAGTGATCTTCAAGATACCTAATCACTGCTGACTTGAAATCAACCCACTCAGAATTGACTGATCGCAGACCCTCAACAAACTTGATCATTTCCTGCTGGTCCTCCATGGCCATCACCACGCTGTGGCTCTCTTCGATCCACTTGTCTTCACTAGTATCCAAAAATTGCTGCTTGACTGATCCATCAGCATAAAGAACCCCCACAGACGGCTTTGCAAACCGCTCATTTGATTTGCGTGGTATCAAGCATCCACAATTGAACACAATGGTGTTATTGCACTTAGCCAAGAAAGATTGATGGTTATCACCAAACACTGCTACGTCATATCCACGCAGTCGATCCTGATACTGAGTAAGATTCTGTTCAATTGGCGCTCCAATGTAACATCTGTCCTTAATCCACAAAAACGAATGGACCACAGCAACATGAATTGACACGTCGGTGCCATTAGGATGCTCTAATTCAACCCCCCATGGAAACCCATTCATCCTGATGTTTCTAGGAGGAAGTTGCAACAGAGATTCTGATTTTCCTAATGGCTTGATGGTACCAGCCTTCACCAACGTCCAGTATGCCGAACGTTTGAGATCCTCGTTATTGTGCATCGGTAGATCGTGCTGACCATGAATCGCCCACATCGGAGGCAAATGATCAATAGCCCAATTGATAATGGCGGCCGAGCTATTCCATCTATCAAAGATGTCCCCCGCCGCTATGATGGGCACGTTGTCGTTGTTTGTAGCCAGGTTCCGTAATTGATCAAGGCATCTGCCCTGAGCAGCCAACCAATCCGGCTCAACAGAACGGGCAACTGGTGGATACTCAGACAAGTGAATGTCAGCACATAAGATGGCAGCCACTTTGGTCATCGCTTGCCCTTTCGCTCGGCTTTGTATTTTCGTTGCAACTGTATGATTGAGTCTTTGCCATCATCTACATCGAACCGACTGCCTTGCTGGACAGGTTCATGTAGCAATTTCTTCACCACCACCACTGGATGGGATTGTAGTCCCCTCGACTTCGGATCGTTACTCATCCTAATTGGCCCTTTCTGTTTTCACCCCGTCAATTACCAGAAAATCCAGTGCATTTAATCCAGGATAGAAATACTCAGCATCTACCTCCAATGCCTGAAATTCAAGCACATCAAATGACTCATCGTACTCACCCCAATAATCAAACGTCCCATGAATCTTTCCCTTGAACACAACCTACCAACACTTGCTGGGATTCAAATCAAATATGTGCAAGAAATCATCCCGGCTACAACACCGAAAATGATCCAGAACCCATTCAGCAGTTCCACAATGTCCAGAATCATTAACTGGCAAAAGCTCGTATGACCACACCTCCGCCTGAACATGATCCAAATCAATCATGAGTCGGGCTTCAAAATCACCGTGTGCGTCTCCTCTATTCATTTCATTTCTCCTCCACATAATGGACAGCGGCCATCCAACTCTTCCGTCAGCTGTGATTGGGCCTTGTCCAACTTCCCCTTGGCTTCGTCCAAATCTTCAGCGTCATCCTGACAACTGGATATCAGCAATCCCAACAGCTTGGCCTTTGATGCCCAACCATCTGCTGCATCCCCCAACTCACCTATATTGTCCAAACTGGGAACCTTGACGCCAATCAAATCCCGATGCTCTTCGATGTCGCCAATCACATCATTCAATTGGCTCAGTTGCTTGCTGTGGGACATGGCCAAGTCCCCCAACTCCACCACCCTATCCCCAGCCTTCCCGGCCTGTTGGGTGCTCTGTAGTTTGACTTGGGCCTCAGTCAATCCGTCCACATACTGGGTGATCTTCTGCAACAAATCAGCACAGGCAATCTGCCTAGTGTCCCACTTCTCCACCACCTTCAAATCATCATCTGCCCTAACAGCATAGGCCAAGTCCTTGTACTCCTGCTGGGCTTCAACCAATCGGCTATCCACCACCTTGGCTTCGGTTGCTAACTGCCGTAGCTGTTGGGCCAGGCGGGACGTGACCTGATCGATGGCGTCCAGATCCACCATCTTATTCAGCTGTCTGGCCAATTCTGGCGGAGACAGGTTGAACCAAAACGGTGGATCGTGCTGACCTACAAAGTTCAGGTCGCAGACCTTGAGACGTTGCTGTATTGCATCCGGCACATCATTGCCAAATGCCCTGTACTCAGCCTTGTCCAGAGCATAGACGTTTTCAGAACCACCCCGTTCACGCCTGATGGTGGTGTCGTCTACCTTGAGACGAACCCGCATCCACTTGCTGTTGTGACGAATAAATCCGTCACCCCGAGGACGGTTGAGACAGCACCATCGAAGTGCCCTTAAAAGAGAAGATTTGCCAACATCGCTAGGTCCGACCAGGGTGGTGATAAGAGGGTCGAACTCAATGTCGCATTTCTCATGCGTCTGAAAGTTCTCTACCAACATCCTCTGCAACATGACTGCCCTCCATGTCAATCCTCTGACTTGCTATCATACTCAATTCTGGCAAGATCAAGCAGCCACACAGCATCCACTTCATTGTCATCGATCTCGCCCTTGCTGTTAGTCACAAACTGCTTGTCTGGCCACTTCTTCTTTGCAAAATCAAGCATCACAGGCTTGCCTGAGTTTCCCTTGCCAGTGGCGTGCTTCTTGATCTCTGATGGGCTGTACCCACGATAGTTGATGCCATTCTTCTCGCACCAAAACTTGATAAGTCCCTGGATTTCAGACTGAACCACCAACGCCCCTTGCATCCCAGGCATACTGTGTCTAGCCGCCTCGAACACCACCAAATGAATTCCCAAGCTGTTAGCAATCTCATCCAGCTTGGAACTCAATCGAATCAACCGCATACCCGATGATTCGTCCCTGCGAACGGACAGGTCAAACGTGCCAGACGGTCCATTCGAGTGTGCCCATCCCGTATGAGTGGCGGGGTCCAAACTCAAAATGTTCATTTTTCCCTCTTGCTTGATTTCCCATCTTCAACAAAACGACGGTGGTGAGGGCATGACTCGACTGCTTGATCATGTCCATGATCCCACACCACTCACCACCGTGCGTTCGTTGCCTCAACTACTCGTCCTCTTCATCATCGTAGTCTTCGTCCATGTCCTCATCATCTTCGTCGAGGTCATCCTCCTCCTCTTCGTCGAGGTCATCCTCCTCCTCTTCGTCGTCCAATTCTTCGTCCTTGTCTTCTGCCATCACTGATCTCCTTGTTGTGAGTATCCAACAAAACGACCCCTCAGGGTCTTCAATCCCAATCGATCACACAACCCCTCCCATCGGTGCCCATCCACCTCATCCTCCACCACCTCAAACTTCTTAGTGCCCTCGAAGGGCAACCGCACCAGCTTCAAGTTCTCCCTGTATCGATTGTTGTTCAGTACAATTGCTTGATGGGCTTTTGTGGTTTCCTTCAATTCCCCTCTCAGAAACTTGGCGGCTGTCTTTTCCCCCACCCCTTCAACCCCAATTACATTATCACCATTGCAACCTGCGATGGCTTTGACATCAGACCACATGAATGGATCAATGCCCCATTCCTCCCGGAACTTCTTGGCTGTGATTGGGGACTTGCGTTTCAAATGCCAAATGATAACCCTATCATCCACAAGCAACTGCAACAAATCAGCATCGCTACTGACTATGATGCCCATTTCTCCCCTGGGAACATTCCGACACACACTAGCAATCACGTCATCGGCCTCGTATCCATCCTGCCAGAACAGATTCTTGAAACCGGCCATAGGCAATAGCTTGGTCCTCAATCGAAATAGTTGGTTGGACAAATTGCGGTAGGCTTGTCGTTGCTCCTCGTCCAAATCACTATGCCTGTTTGCTTTGTAGACTTTGCTTATGGACTGTCGATTGTCACTTCCTCGATCAAAGCAAAATGCCACCCGGTTGGTTGAGTAAAGTTCCTGCAAATCCACAATGGTCCGGAGCATCCCAAACACCACCCCGGTCCTAATGCCCTCAAATGACAGGTCACCCATCACATGAAATGCAGCATAGGCCACTGCAGACACGTCAATGATTAGAAGTGGAGGCTTGTTCATTCGTTCCTCAGTACACGAAACCCAACCAATTCACGGCCTTCCCCAACTGAATCAAATTCAGCAGCAACAGGACCATATCCTTTTCTGGGTCCGTCATTGTAGATGCCACACAGCCCATTCAGAATCCCAAGCAGACCAACACTGAATCCACCACACTGCTGAACAACCTGACACGTTGGGTGATTTGAAATATCTTGATTGCAAGGCACCCTATTTGAAATCAAGGCTGCCACTGCTTGACGATCGCGTTTGGACAGATCATTCATGTAATCAACTACAGTCTGAGCTAGTTCCAAATCTACCATCATTCATACCTCCGTTTGCGTTCCACCACGCAAGCATCCTCGATGTCTTGCCAAGTGACTGCCACCAACTCCTTCAAATCCTCAACCAGTTCCTCATCCTCAATTCGCTTGATGACCTTCTCCCTCCTGCCCGATGGCCAGTCTGGTCCCAGACCAGTCACTTTGACCTTGCCATCAGTTTCCTTCCACACCCCTTCGGCAATCAAGTAGTCCACCATACCACCAACGTCATCAATTCCATAGCTGTGGTAGATGGGGATTATCACAGTCCGATCCCGGCCAGTCACTCGGTTCTTCTTCACCCGAACCTTGCAATTCACACCCAACTGTCGCGGCTTGCCCATAACCGTCTTACTGATCTTCCCAGCACAAGTGGACCACAACTGCAAAGTGGCGTAGAACTTCAAGGCCCGACCACCACTGTGAGTTGCCTTCTCAAACATGTCGAAGCTGTCCCGCTCCTGACTGATGATGATCAATATGCTACCAGTCCTGGCCAGTGGACCCATAAGCCTACGTAGATTGGCCGAGTTGGACTTGGCTTTCCCATCCCCGTAGCTACCGGCCTGATCCTTTGTCGTTCCCTTACGAAAAGCAGACTTGGTTTTCTTGAACTTCTCAATTTCTGCCTTGCTGCTCAAACAATCCTGACTGTCAAGAATGTAGATGCAAGGCCGCTTTCCCTTCAGGGCATCATCTACGTGATAGTAGAACTCCTCACTGGTCTCACTGTGCCGGGCAGCACCATCCTCGTCTACCTCTGGGGGTTCCAATCGCTCGGCTACCTTGATGCCAAAGAACCGACGGATGTCCATCAGTGCTCCACCCTCAGGGGCATCATAAACAAATCGGTAATTGTCAAAGGCGTGGTTTGCGGCAGCCTCGGCCAACAAGGTTAGCGACAAAAACGTCTTGCCACTATCTGAGCTGCCCACCAAGAAATAGTAGTGACCAGGAAGGAAACACCCGTCAATCTTACCAGTGCATCCCAAGTTCAGCATGGAACTGCCAGAACTGAGGGCAATGCCCTCCATGGGCAACTTGATCTTCTTGGGTCGCAGAAACTCTTTTGTCTGTTTTGTTCCCATCACGTTCACCTCCAAAAGGAACCGGATGGATTTGAACCATCACCTGGACACTGTGCCCCGCACTGCCATTGTGCTGCGGCTCCTCCTCGTTCTCACACGAGCGCATCAGTCCCAATCATCATCCTTGAGCTTGGTCTTCTTGGATGGTTCGTCGTCATCATCATCATCCTTAGGCTTGGCCTTGGACTTCTTGGATGGTGCCGGCTCGTCGTCATCATCATCCCAATCATCGTCGTCATCATCATCCTTAGGCTTGGCCTTGGATGACTTGGGCTTGTCCACCAATGGACGCACGTTCTTCGGGTCCACTCCCTTGAACCGTTTGCCCTCGTCGTTCTTCAGCAACAATGAGCCATCGTCGTTGATGCGGACGATTTCACACACCCCAAACTGACGGTGACGGACCTCTTGTCCTTCCTCCAATTCCGGACCATCAGCCTTAGTGGCCTTCTTGGGAGGTTCGTCATCGTCATCGTCATCATCGTCCTTGGGTTTGGATGACTTGGCGGGCTTCTTGGGCTCATCGTCGTCATCATCGTCCTTGGTGGGCTCTTGGAGGAACAGCCGCTTGAGCTCGTCATATGGAAGCAGCTTCACCACGTCATCCAAACAAATGCCGTGGTCCATCAACTCTGAGTCCAGTCCATTCGGTCTGGGCTTGAACTCAATGGAATAGGCATCCAGGAACGTGTAGCCTCCAGCGTCCTCCTCGGAGTAACTCACCTTGAGAGTAGCACCAGCCTTCTCGTCATCGAAGTTGCTGATGTGTGGCTCGTCCTCTTCAGCATCCTGCCGCTTCTTGTCCAGCAGCTTTCCAAACGTATGGAAGCTGCTTTCGTACAGCATTACCTTGCCACTATCCTCATCACGTTTCACCACGTGAATCAGAAACAACTGCCGCTCCTTCGGCTTCAGTGACTTGATGAGCTTCTCGTTGCCCTCATCAGGATCGGATGCCAACTTGGCCCGATACTCACAGATGGGGCACGGCTTTCCGGCGGTCTTAGCCAGGCAAACATAACTCTCATTGTTCGGACCCACTCGGCTGTGAGTGTAATAGGTCCGCTCGTAATACCACTCCCCCGGTTTGGCATAGGGATTGTTCTTGCCAACCTCGAAAGGAACGATGTCAAACCGGACTGTCCCTTCCTTGGGAGAAAAGATCTCAATCCCATCGGGGATTGTCAAGGTAGTCCAGTCACCACCAGCACGATGCTTAGCATCACGTTGGCTTGAACCCGCCCTCTGGCGATCAGATCGACTTTCTCTCTCTCGAACCATTAGCGTTTTCCTTTCTGTCTTTCAATAAACTCACGACCACGATAGAACGCAATCACTCCCATCTTCACAGTAAGAAACACCACGATGGGCAGTAACACAAACACAATCAAAGATGCAATTCCAATAGTTTGCAAAATGCCCACAATTCACCTCTCTCAGTCCCGGCCCCGCCTGCGTACATATTGTTTCTCCACCTCCTCCATTTTCTCCTTGGCACCTTCGGGTGCCCTCGGCTTGGCGAAGTAGCCTGCCAAGAACAATGCCACCAGATCCTCCAGTGCCTTCTTCCGGTGATCAACGGCTGAGACGGCAGCATCCAACACATCCACATCGTGTTGGGCTTGTATGGTGACCTTCTTGGCGTTAGTGTACTCGTCCTGCTGCAACACTGTGGCCTTGATTGCCGCCTCGGTGACCTTGTCCAATCCAAACTTGGATGGATCGGAGCGTATGGTCAACTCCAACTCAGCAGTGGTCAGCTCCATATCTGCCTTGGCCTCTGACAACAGCTTGCGTGCCTCGGCCAACCTGGCACCATACCGAAATCGCAATCGTGGCTGGTTCACCCACTCCCGATCCAGCTCATTGGGGTCTGGATGCAGTTCGGATTCAATCTCTTTGCGGTCTTTCATTGTCTTACCTCCTGCCCTATTATCGGGACTTCTTTGTGCCCATACCAACCACCTCGAAACAGGACGCCACCAAACCAGCCTTGCCACTGGCAAAGTAGTCACGCTCAAATGAGCAAACCACATCATATGCTCGACTTGATCCACTGTTCAGCAACACTGATGTCGCATAGGCCAAGATGTGCCGCCTAACTCCCTCAGCATCGTCTTGCAGAGCCTTGAGTATCTTGGCCACGGACGACCATTGTGCCTTGCCACTCAATAGTATTCGACACAGCTCAATGGATTCAGCACTTGCAACCCCGGACATCACCACGGCCAGTTGCTCCTCTTCGCCAACCAGTCCCACTACCTGATTCAGCAGGACCAGGGCTTTGCGTGGGCTGCCTTCTGCGACTTCAATAATACGGTCCAGAACTTCCTCGCTGAGTTTGAAACTCTCCTTCTCAGCCACATCGATCAACAAGTACTTCATCTCCGTGTCTTTCAAGGCATGCATAGTGATGACCGTGGCCCTGGTCCTGATGGTGTTGAGCATCTTCTGGGGCTCAGTGGTTGCCAAGAAGAAGTAGACATGGGACGGAGTGTCCTCCAACATCTTGAGCAAGGCATTCTGCGCATCCACAGTTGCCCTAGCGCATTCGTCGAGTAGCCAAATGCGTGTCTTGCCACCCATAGGCGATAAGTGCATTCTGTTGCGTATGTCCCGAATGGTATCGATTCCTCTAACGTCGGCGATGTTCAGTTCACTGAAGTCTGTGTCAGAGCAATCCAACAACCTTTTCAATATCCGAGCGATGGTAGTCTTGCCACAACCACTCGGACCAGTGAACAGAACACAATGAGGAATCTTGTTGTCCTTCCCCATCTGCCTCAGCATACGAACAGCGTCGTCCTGACCCACCAGCTCACTTAACTTGGTTGGTCGGTGCTTCTTGTACAGCTCCTGGCCATCGTTCTCATTTTCATCTGTCATTTGATTTCAACTGCTTTCTTTTCAAACCAGTTTGTCCTTGTCACCTCAGCCTCTACACCGAGTGGAGCCACAATCCACGCCCAATGGTCCCTCACGTCTACGGTCATTATCTGCTTGACCATTTGCAGATAATCATCCAACTCCTCCTCAGGTACATCGGCCAAGATGCTATCATGGATCTGCCCCACCACCAAAGTCTGCATCTTTCGTTTCTTGATTTGCTTCACCAACTGGATCAACGACCACAGCAAACAATGAAACGCTGGCCCCTGCACTGGATAGTTGTACAACTCATTTCTGCTGAACACCCCAGCACACACAAACCCAGTCATGGTCCGAAACCAACCACGCTTCTGGTACAGCTTCAACCACTCGTCTTTCTTCCTACTCCATGTTGGAAACTTCTCATTGAATCGCTTCTCTACCTGACAGATGTGATGCTCAAATGTCCCCTTGACCGGCTTGTCGTGGGAGTCACAGGCTCCAAGTTCAGAAATACCAGCACGTCGAAGGTGCTTGAAAAGATCAACACCATCAGCCGTAGTCAATTCAGCACTCTCAATGGCGTTCCAAAGTTCCCTGGCCACATTGCAATAGTAGGAGCCGTAAAGTTCAGGAAAGACAAACCCATTCTTGGCATAGAATCTGGGCTTCTTTGTTACCTGCTCCACGGGCATCTTGTAACACTCGGCAGCCATGTCCCTGTGAATATCCAGGGTTGAATCACTGGCATACCTGATCATGGCTGGATCCGACCAGAAGCACGATGCTATGCGAAATTCAAGAGCCGAATAGTCCACCTCCACCAACACCCGCCCTGGTCGTGGAATAAAGCACCTACGGATCATCCCACCAATCTCTGGGTCACGAATTGGAATGTTCTGGAAATTGGGACTGTCACAACTTCCTCGATACGTCCTGGTGAGATGCAAATTGAACGATGGGTGGAGCAACCCATCACACACCTCACGTCGAATGCCTACCAAATAAGTGCTACGCAGCTTCTTGTGTTTCTCCACTCGAATCCACTTCTGGACGAATGGCAAATCAATTCCCTCAAGTGCGTCCACGTCCACCTTGTCCCGCCCGGTCTTGGTAGCGTGTTTGGATTCGTATCCCATCTCCTTGAATAGAATACTAGCCAGTTGGGAACGGCTACTTAGATTGGACTTATCGCCCCATCGCCTCTTCCATGTCTTCCAGACCTCATCTGTTTTCAGTTCACCTGTCAAATCCTCAATCTGAACACCCACTTCGTCTATGGTTCGATTTATTCGTTCCACATCCATGCAAATCCCATTGGATTCCAGCACGGCAAGGGCCAGACAACCGTCTTGGAACAGCTTAAGGGCTTCTTTAGAAGGCGTGGCTACCATAACACCCACCTGTCGTCGCCTAGGGTCGCCCCTAACGTGTTTCTTTTGGTTCTTGGTAACTTATACCATCCTGGACTGTTTGAAGGCATTAGGGGCTAATCTGGTGGCCCATGGCCTTCATCTGCTTCTGGGCAACGAGATACTCACAAATCGAATCCATGCCGTTGTACACCAACAGCGTGCCCAAATCCAATTCCTTGATTCTGTTCTTCTTGTACCCACCCCCATCGGAGTGAAGGTATGGACCCACAACCATGTCATATCCAGCCTGTCCCATCAACACAAATGACTGGAACTTCACCGACGTAATCAATGGTCGATAGTCAAGCACGTGAGATGTAACCATCCCATCCCACACCCAATTGCGAACACCGTGTCCAAACTCCTTGCGAGTCCATCGCTCCTCAAACTTGATGTTGGCCCCGATCTTTGCGATGGGGCTTATCAGCAGTTCCTCCATTGCTTTGATTGCTTCGCCATGCCAGGGGAATGCTATGGTCTTCTTGCCCTCCCAACACACTGAACAGCACACAATCTGGGCATCCCTATGATCGGGCTTCAGCATGTTGGTCTCGTAATCGAACGCTACAGTCCCACCCCGCTCCGTCATCCTTCTCAGTATCTTGGCTGCCTTGTCTGCCTCGTACACACACTCCACCTGCTTTGCTAGATCAAGCACCCCATCAGTCCAGGGACGTTCTTCCAATACAAAGGCTGATTCCAAATGACGCTTGAACCATAGGTCCAAAGCGGTATCGTGTTTTCTCAGCAGGTATGCTGGATGAAAGGTTGGACAAATCCATGCATTCAATTGCTGCGACGGTATCTGCCAACCAGCCCAACGACCAATCCCTCCAGGGGCTTCCCCTGCTTTCCAAAGCTGACCAATGAGGGACTTGACCGGCGACCCACCCAGCAAGATGATAGTGATGGGGTTCAATTCCTTGATAGCCTTGTTCAGATTGGGCCGACATGATTCAATGTGAACATCGTCTACCATGTTCTTTGGTGGGCGACAGATCACAGCATTGGTCTTCCAACAGTCCTTGTCCAAACTGATGCCAATCTCATCCAGAACCTCACGTAGATACAGCCCACTCTTTCCGATGAGTTGGGTTCCTTCCTCATCCTCTTGTTCGCCAGGGGCCTCAGCAACGACCAGAACTTTTCGTCGGCCCTTTCCTGTTACTGGCATCTTTGGGGACTTGCAACCCTTGTTCAGCTTGCACAGCCCACAACGAGCTATGGTAGGAACACGCTCGGGCTCAGCGACAGTAGATAGTGAGAAGAATCCAACGTGCAAGTTATTCCTCCTTTGGATTCTCAAGTTCAGTCTTCTTTGCCCACGCTTCCTTGAATGGTAGATTCCTATCCACCACATCGTACCGATTATCATCTTCCAAACCAGCTATAGGACGCACCTCGTGTCTGGGCCATCCACGGCGGGCCATATTATGCTTCCAACGAATAATGGCGTAGAGGGAACTGTCAAGAGTCATTGTTTTTGTCCTCAACTACTGTACAAAACACGCACACCCATTTCCCCGATTGCAATTTCAATCGACCTTCCCCAATCACACACTTGTTGGATCTTTTGGGAAGCTCCAACAACAAATTGGGGGATATGGTAAATTGAACGTCTCCGCCGTCATATCCTTCAACCTTCTGAACCTCACTGTACCATCCATGAGGGCCTCTCCCAGTCATCTTCATTTTACCACTGCGTAAATCCACAGTGATTAGGTTGTCATCGTCAGATTTGCTGAATATCTTGGCCTTGTCAATGGCCTCCCCCAAGCCCTCCGGCCAGTAGACATCGACCCCGTCCACCTCAAGGTATTTGTCCAAACTGGGATATGCTCGGTTATACCTGCGGCAACTGATTGTCAATCCCGCAGAATTGCGAAAATGAAGCCAGTTCTCGGTCTGACTCAATTCCGTCACACCCATACCCATAGCACTCTTCATGGCCGACCTGCGAACCAAAATGGAATCGTCCAACCCCGTGACCAACGAGTATCGAGCTATCTGAAATTGGTCTGCAGCCTCAACATACTTGGGGTGCAGGTGAATGCAAGTCAGTACAAACTCTGATTCGTTATTGCTAGCACACCCCTGAACAATACCGATGGCGTCGGATAGCTCCTTTGGTAGTTTGATCCACTTGTCTGGATTCTCAATGCCGTCCACTGGCAAAGTGATCTCCGCAGACATCCGTATTCCTGCCTTTCGCTTTCCGGCCTTGACAAGAAGTTCACCATCAGATTGCTCGATGCTTATTTCATCTTCGTCCAGCTTCTGAAGCAGAGCCAACAACGGGTCTGCAACCACAGCACCTGTGATACCCAACTTGCACTCAATGGAGCAAGCCACTTCATCATTGAACGTGGTGACCCGACCATCCTGAAACACAAAAGACCCAGACTGCTCTATGACTTCCTTGGACGACAGTCCAGGAAACACAGCCATCAGTTGAGTCAACAACGACTTACGATTGATCAGCACTTTTCTTCTCCTCTTCAAATCGGTGAATGGCGTCGAACACCTCGCGACGGTGGACCGGAACCTCCTTGGGCGCTTCAACGCCTAGGCGGACCTTGTCCCCGCGGATCTCCACGACTACGATCGTAATGTCATCGTTGATGACAATGCTCTCGTTTTTCTTCCTACTCAACAATAGCATCTTGCTACCCTCCCTAGTTACACATCACAATCCAAAACTGGCGATTTTGCCACGTCCCAACGATTTCAGATTCTTAAGGGCCTGACAGTAGTAGGACTTCTTCAATTCCACCCCTACCGACTTCCTACCCATTGACAACGCCTCGTATACCTCTGAACCAACTCCCATAAATGGAGTCAGTACCACTTCTCCCGGATTGGATCGTAGTACCAACAAACGATCAATCACATCCAATTGCAATGGATGCATATGTCGCTCATCCTCGTCCTCTTTACCCTCCTTGAATGGAAGCACTCGATCAATCCGAATATCATCCCAGAAAGCTGACGCATATTGCCTCCAAATCCAATGAGATAACCTATTCTCCCGTTGAAGTCCTTTCCAATTCCGATATTGAAGTAATTCATAAGGAACCTTCCTAGCACCAGCATAATCCATGAGTCCCTCTTTATGAGCAATGGGAATTGAATTGTCCCCCTTCTTACGAAACAGCAACACACAATCAGCAGAAGCCACATCGCACAACGATGAATCATCTATGACCGTCTTGTGGGCCAATCCCCGCGCCATTGTTCTATTGCGAACACCCAAGGGCTCTTTCCACACAAAATGACGAGCCCAAAACCACCAACCGCAACTCTCATGCAGCCGTATTATCTCACCAGGGAAATCGATCAATCCCCGCTCACCTTTCCTGGGTATGTCCATACAATGAACCGCACTGAATCTTCCTTCTAATGTCACTCGATGGATTTGCTCAACCGCAAACTTGTAATGTTGAAAAAACTCCTCATGCGTACGACAATTGGACAAATCCCTTGGAGAAGAGGAGTAATGATATAGGCAACCTCCACCATCGGCAGCAAACGGTGGTGAGTAAATCGACAAATGAACAGAGTTGTCTGGAACGGTTGGCAATATCTCACAACAATCGCCGTTGTATATTGCAAACTCATCCCCAACTTTCTGAGAAATCACAGCCATGACGGCACCTTTTCTTCCTCTGGAAATACGGTGTCTGGATCTATTTGGATTGCTTGCGTCATATTAGCAATCAAAGAACCAAACATCCTATCCACTTGCTTCGACTTTCTCCTCAAATTGTCCAACACCCCACTAGACCCATTTGAGGTAACAATTGACACACCCACAGAACTCTTCTGACCAAACCTCCAACAACGTCGTACCGATTGGTAATACTGCTCCCACGAATGTGAGGGGAAATAAACTACATTATGACAATGCTGCCAATTCAATCCAAAGCACCCAATCTTTGGTTTGGTTACCAACACTTTCAATTTACCAGATTGAAAGTCCAGCAGCCGTTCTTCCTTCACGTCATCTGGCATACCCCCACTGACCTGCAACGATCCCTTCACCAACTTCTCCATCAAATCAGCTTCATCATTCAAGAAACACCAAACTACAGACGGCCCGTCGTTCCCAATGACTCTATCCGCAGCCACTTCACATCGACTTCTTATAGTCCCCCTTCTGTCGTCTCGTTGTTCCTGTAAGGTTCTGTTCTGGGAACAAAAGAATCTTCCTGGCTTGGGTTTGCTACATTCCACAACCACCTCTTCCTCCACCAACGGAGGCAAAACAAAACCATCGTCAGAAAATCCCAAATCGGACGGTTTGCGACAACCTCGCAACCAAGAACACACCCACTTCCAAAACGGACGCTCGGCATGCCCCCGAAACCTGTAGGTTTTCCTTCCCCATCCCAAGAAATCCTTCACGTCATCCTCCTTGAAAAACCTCGACAGCATGTCATGAAATCCCAAGTAACCCAATGCCTCGGATGACGTACCCAATTCAAAGTAATCGTTAGGAGCAGCTGTTGCCGTACAAAGCAACCGATACGGCATTACTCTCATGAACTCCGTCAACTTGAACTTCGTTTTCCCGTTGAAGTTCTTCAGGATGCTGCTCTCATCGCATACCACCCCTGAGAAATCGGATGGGTTGAAGTATCCCAACCTTTCATAATTAGTCACCACAATTGTTGGTTTGTTGGGTAACTTTCCCTGACGAGAGCGAAAACAAGGAACACCAAACTTATCCCCCTCCCGAACTATCTGCTCCGATACTGCCAATGGAGCCAAAAGCAATACAGATTTGTTGGTTTTCTGCACAACATTGGAAGCCCACACCAATTCCATTGGAGTCTTTCCCAAACCACAATCCGCCGATATTTCAGCCCTGCCCTGACGTATTGCCCAATCAGTCAACTTCTGCTGAAACCCAAACAAGAAATCAGGCAACCAAATGGGTTTGAATCCATGAGGACTCCCCACCTGACTCTTCTGCTCCAAAAACTCACGATACAGCGTCATTCCATTCCTCCACTACTGCCATTACTGCTATATATTTGGTCTATACGCAATGGGTTTAGCTTCATCTTGAATTGCTCCAACCCAGCCAGGCCCAAGCACCCACCATCATTCACCAAACGATTGGACTCCTGAACAAAGTCACTGGTGTAAAAGCAATAGCGCAGATACTCCTGAATGAACGGTTCTCCAGAATCAATACACACTCTGAAATTGATGTACTTCCAATTCAGATCGCAGGCATTCAGTCCCACCAACTTCTCATCAGAAAACAACCCCCAACGATGTTGACCAAACAAAGCAATCCGAGACATTGTCTCTGGATCATGAATTGTATCGCCCTTCGCCCAAACCTCCAACAGATCAGCAACTTGATCTTCATGTACCCCCTCAATCAAAGGTCTGTAGGAATATGGAGTACCTACCCTGTTGGGCCACTTCCTTATGTTCTTTCGGAACGTAGACCAATGGTGCCCAGACAAATCCAAGAATCTATTGGGGTCATAAATGAATTGGTAATCCAAAAACTCCGTACCTGTGATGTTTGGCAGTCCTGCATACACTTTACGTGCCGGGAACAAATGACCCAAGCCATCCAACGGAGGCAAAAACCAACCATACTCCCCATACTCCACCAAACCCCAAACACCATTTGGCAGGCTTAGTGGTGCCACCCCCTTGTGATATAGGTATTCAGCACTCATGAAGAAATTGGGATCAACCCCCAACACCCTCATCCTGTCCAGATACTGTGCGATCGGAAATGCCAAATCCCGTTGATCTTGACTCATTGGCTTTTGCTCCATCCTTCTTGCTGTCGGACTTTGGCCCACTGCCTTTCTCTTTAATCAACCGATCAATCAACCGACGGCTCACCCCGCCGCTCTTTCTGCTTTTGCCTCCCATCTATTTGGTCTCCTTGTCCTTGATAATCTCCCCACCTAGATTATCGTACACACACCTGCTCAATACCCCCAGCATCTTCAATTTGTCGTTGCTGGAACTGAAATGAACCACGTTATCAGCCCCAAACCAAAGAGTCAAAGCGTCTGCAAACGAGAACAACGACATAAAGTCATCTGTGCGAATGCCTAATGGCCCAAAGTCCTCCAATTCCTCAGTCAACAGCCCCAATCCCCCAGACGATCCATCCCGTTCCAACTGAATCAACGACCCATTGTAAATGTTTCGTTGGGCAATCACCAACTTGCCTTTTCGACTGCTGAACTCAATGTGGGACAGTTCCTCATTAAGCAATGCCCGAATGCTCTTGTTCAAGAAAACCCCCGTGCCGCTGGGCTTGCCAAAGCCCTTGAAGATACCCACAATCTCCTCGGGAGAAAACTTGGGGGCTCGACAACTCTTGATGCGAACGAATCCTGATTCCTTCTGAACAAACTCCACAAATCCATTATGCTCTCGAAGCTTGTTGCTGTCATAATCAGCGGCGTCAAAGCTAATGGGATGAGCAAAAGGAGCCTCCTCCGGTCGGAGTGTGAACCTAATCAGCACAGTGTGATCCTGATTGAATATGAATACATTGGATCCGATGGCATAAATGGTATTCTTCAACCTACCACTCTGGTGCAATCCTGCGGCCTGAGCAAACATAGACTCTACCCGTGGGGCTATTTTCATCGCACCAATTCCTTTCTGAAATCGCTGTCGTCAAATTGCCAAATCAACCCATCCTGGTTTGTGCCAACAACCTCTAAGCCACGCGCCCACTGTTGACTATAGGCCTCGCTTGTACCATCAGCATTCCACAGCTGATGGACTTCCAACTCAAGACCATCAGATAGAAACCCTCCCTTGGCTTCTACCCACGACTTGAAATCCCCCCATGTGGATGGCGTCATCCCACGGTCTTTCACAAACCGGGCTGCCATCACCGTGCAACCCCAATTCATTCCGCCCTCGAACCAATCACCCACCTCACAACACACAGATTGATCATTATCCGGTACATTACCCATATCAAACGAGGAGCAGCTGAAGCCATGTTCCCTCCACATGGACATGAACTCACCCATCAGCAGCGACCCCAGCCCCTGACTGTCGCAACCCAACAAAAACAACCTCTCCCAATCCAAACCCATGTCAAAGAAAGACTGACGTATTCCAGGATTCTTGGCCGTCCAACTGTATGTATCAAAGGTCAAATGACTCACACCTGCATCCTTGAGGTCAGCCATATAACGATCCACTTCATCCGGAGGGTCGCTCAAGAAAACCAGGAAAGGCTCAATGCGAGCCACCACTCTCACCCCAGCGGAGGAAAGCTGTTTCATAGCCCAAATACGTCTATCGTAGGATGGAGCCCCTGGCTCTAGCTCTTTCAGCAAAGCATTGTTGCTACTGATCAAGGTCATATGAACTGCCGCCTTGCCTTGGTTGCGAGCCAATGCCTCCACATATTTATCATATCCAACCACGTCACTCTTGGTATTGATCATAGTTGGATAGGATTGGTCTGCCAAGTATTCCAACATCTGCAAACTGATTCCCAACTTCCTCTCTATCGGCAAGAAGTCCTCAAACCGAATACCCAATCTCATTGGGATTTCAGCCGCAACAGCACGTTGTAAGGCTGCCTGAAGTCCGCCAGTGCATTCCTGCCGCCCACCTCTGGAAGCATACTTCTTACCAGAAGCACTGACACGGGCCACCCTTTTGTTGACTTCCTTGTTTGGGCTGCCCCCACTCAACATATCCAATGACTTCCCCCGAAAACCCATCAACTTATCCAACTCACTCTTGCAGTAATCTACATTACAATGGCGCAATCCCACAGTCCGAGCGTTGTCGAAGAAGGCAGTGTACAGAGTGCCCCGAAATGAATCAGCAAAGCAATACTTGCAACCAAACGGGCACTTCAAACTGTCGTACACATCCATATTGAGAGGCATGGGGCATGCCGCCGCTCGGCAACTGACCTCCACAAAACTCCCAATCTCATCAGCCTTCAACAACCGCTCACTGCTGGCCCATTGGCCATCAGACAACTTGAATTCCTTGTATCCCTTCTTGCGTCCCTTTTCTTGAACAGACTGCTTTGACCCCCCTCGCACCAAAGGCAATGTGCGGGGCACCATCTTTGCAATCTGATCCCTCAGAGCATAATAATCACTCATGCTTATCCTCCAACAATCCAACGACATCTGGTATATTGAACTTGCCCTCAGCTACCAATCCCTTGCCATCGGAATGCTGCTCAATCCAACGAAGGAACATCCAATTGCTTTCTTTTCCACTGCCCACATAGTTTCTACCATCGTACAGTACCTTGTTGTTACTCTTGAGTGTCACCATTATCCGGCCTCTACGTACTTTCAATTTGGCGGTGGCTGTAGCAACAATCAAATCATCAGTGCTGATGCCCCTGCCAAACGGGCGATAGCGATTGATTGCCCATAGAATCTTCTCTCTCGTCACTTGTCTGTTTGAGTACGCCATGATTCCAACTCCAATTGGGAAACCTCTCTTCCTATGTTCCAAAACAACACAGTACCATTCATACTTTCTACGTGCGTTGCTAGCCACTCCCACGCTTTGGCGTCATAATAGCTATGGGTGGGAAAAGGTATGGGATAAGCGCTTGGTTGAGAATACTCCCAACCCGGATTTACCAATTTCAAACATGATCCAAAAAACCCTCCCCACACCCTTCCCGATTTGGTCTCTATCTTTCGCTGCTTGCCTTGAATGTGCCCGTCCCGACTCATCACTCCCACAACCCTGCCATCCCCGTTAGACCAACCACTGAGTATGCCAGCACATACTGTACCACTACCTACGCACACCACCGTAATTGCCGGACGAATCTCAGCCATGGTCATTCGCCACTGCTTTGATGTCTCTTCAATCGTTTCCACTAAGGGCAACCCAAGATCCAACATGTAGGAATGATTGTAATTCTTGAACAGTACCTTTCTATTTACATTGTAGGCAACTCGGGCCATGCCGGGACGTATGGGTATTATCTCAGCATCAAATTGTTTCCACATGTCTGAGCAATACAAATACAGATCCAACGGCTTCTTGAAAGTTGGGGCAAATATCACACTGCGTATTCCCAAGTACCTTGCGCAATAAGCCACACCCCAACCAGCCATACTCACGGATGTCTCAACATACCCCACGGTGCGTATCCCTTGATCCACCAGACTCTCCATGTGACGCAACAACCCCCGCATCTTGCTAAATGGAGGGGCAGGTAAATCACAACACTTATCTTCACGCTTAACATGAACTTGCCTACCTCGCAATTCAATCACTTCCACCGGAGTGTATTCTGCCAATCGAATCATAGCCCAGCATCCCGCAAAGTGAAGAAATCGCAAGTACCATCCCCCATAACTATTCTCTCTCCTTGGGCCTTGTCACCAATACCCTCCCATGTTTTAGCCAATACCCCATCACGGTCAACCCCCTTCTGAACCAAATGCCTCCAAAAGTGGGCATTGTACCGAGACGGATTCGGCACCGTGATGCCGCAACATGTGTTAGATCGGGCTCTCCAATCAGGATTCACATTCACGAAGTCTGGACACCCCAACACCATGCCCTCTTCTGCGGCAATGTTGCATAGATCTCTTTGAATGGGACGCCATATTTTGTCTTGATTGTGCTCCCATATGCGCTCCAAATCCAGCCCAATCTCCACAAATCTCTTGGCCACGTGATCATTCATGTGAAGATTGTAGGTGTTATAACTCCTCACTCCAGCAGCCTTCAGCCTCTTCAGCATGTCCCGAAACATACCCGGCGTATGATACCCTGGTATGAATGGTTCACCATTCACTCCTACATTCCACCCACGCCTGATCCATGACTCAATGAGTTTCAGCCTAACGTCTATAGGAGTAGTCCTACCTCGTTCCAGCACCTCTCTGTCACTCTCCGCACCTGGAGTGATGACCGGCATAATCGTCAGGATTCCCAACTCACTAGCCTTAGACATTACCTCGTCATCCTCAGATAGGTTGTCGAGGAATTTGGTTTGAATCACATAAGACCAATTCAATTTGACCAACAGCAACTGAATCCTTCTAGACACTCTATGAATCAACTCAGCCGGTTGGTATGGATCTGTCTTGTTACCCAAACGCAATGTCTTCTTGAGTTTCATCGCCCAAGCCAACGACGTTTGGGGGTTGGGATTTTTCAAACCATTCATCAACTTTTGACCAACTTCATCTGGATCAGCTGGTCGAAGATCCATGCCCCAAGTCCTGTTCAATCTCCTCAGGTAACAATGATGGCAGTCTATTTCGCAGTTCCAGTAACTGTCAATAGAAAACGGCAGTGGGCAATAGAGACAATCGCCTCTAATGCCCACCGCCGCACGGTAGTGTTTGTCGTTGTTGCTCACGCAACCTACTCCACTGACGCTGGGGAAACCACTTCGCCAGCCACGTTGATCAATCCGAAGCACACTCCCGCAGTCAGGGCAATGTTGATCGCCCACTTGGATTCCTTCAAGTTATCACTGCCGCCGTTCTTGACGTACAATTGATTGGACTTCTCAATCAATTGGGTTACATTGGTCTTACTGACCCCCTTCACCGTGAGAAAGGCAGATTCCAACCGACTCATGGACTTGACCTTGCCCTCCAACTTCTTGCCAGCCTTCTTGCCAGGAATAGCCTTGTTGATCTCGGCGTTCAACTCCTCGGCCGTCTTGGTTTCTCCCTCGTCACCAACCTTGGGTGCAACCTCGTTGTCATCCACCTTCTCCTTGACAATTTCCACAACTCCCTTGTTCTTGACGATCATGGCCAGTAGTTTCTTCTGATCCTCGTTCTCCAAGTCCTCAGCCTCCTCACCTTCGGGATCCAACTGGGCAATGGTCAACAACTTCTCTTCCATGCGAGCCTTGTTCCACTTGTTAGCGGTTTTGTACCCGAGGTTCTCAGCCAACGCAACGATCTCTTGACGTGTCACTTGCATCTCTACTCTCCTTCAATTGATTGATGTCTTACTGGGAACGCTCCCATTACACCCCTATTATCGGATTACTGATAACGCCCCCATCAATAATCTTTGCTATTTTCCTGATTTTGTCAGAAAATACTGACCATCGCAGGGCAAGCCACATCCAAACACCCAGCGACAACCACTGATTTGCTTTCACGAAACGTCCCACTACGCCGCACCGTCCAATTCAACCGCTGCACACCCATATCCTTTTCGGCATCTGTACAGTTGATGCCAATCATGCCATTGACATGAGCCAGCTTGGTCTTGCGTCCACTGAAGTGTTTCCTGGTCAAGGTCTGTCCACTGTTGTTGTAGGCCCCTGCATTGGACTGGCTGGCAGTCAGCAGCAGACAATGAAACTCTTGACTCATGCGACGCAGTTGCTTCCAGGTCTCATCAATCTGTTCCAATGGATCACGTGTCCCAGACGGTGGGGCCAAGATGTCAGCGTAGTCGAGCACCATCACATCCGCCACCCAACCCTCCCGCTGCCAATCGGTCATCACTGACCGCAAGCCATCTACGTTGATTGTGCTGTTTGGGTAACAACTCACCCGCAGCATGTCCCTGCCCCTACACACCCTCCGAAATGCCTTGAAGCATTCGCTGGGAGTTAATTCCTCCCAGAACCTGCGATCCTTGGTCTCCACCACTATCCGTTCCTTGTTGTTTTCATCGATCCTTTTCTTGATGGATGTTGGGAACTTGCACAGCATGGGCTTCATGGGTCTACGTAGCACCCGCTGACCTAGACGCTGTAGCACCTCGTCCTGCATCAAGTCCCCGGCCTCGAAGTAGGCCACACGACAGCGGGCCTTGATGGCTCTGTAGGCCAATTCCAGAAGCCAGAATGATTTGCCTGTTTTGTCTGGCCCCATGAACGACCACAATGTGCCTCTAACCAGTGCATCACCAAAGAATCGATCCAGGCCATCCGAAAACGACATCATGGATCTGTTGCGATCAGTATCGAATGCCTGACGCCATGGTTCGTATTCCTCGGCTGGTTTGGCCAAGCTACCAGTGCCCAATTCAATCCGGTTGATGTTGGCCATTGTGGCTATGGCTTCAGCTGGTAGATTCTCCTCAAGTCGTTCAGTGGCCTCCTCTATTGCCTTGCCAGCCAGCACTCGATTGAAGTACAACCCCGCAACATCCAACAGGTAATCACTAGATGGTGGATCAGTACTGGCCCAATCATCAGACACATAACCCAGGAACCTCTCAATCCCCTTGGCTGTGTTGGCATCGACATCGTTCTTGTTGGCCCAGCGTTCATATATGTCCGTCAATTGACCGTTGGGAGGAGTGTCATACTTGGCCAGATGCTTTACGCACCACCCACCCACAAGGTTGGCCCAGTCATTGTCAAACAGACCGCCGTCCTTCCACTGGCTGGCTATGCGGGCACAGACTACCCTATCAGTGGCCATGCCAGCCAAAACCTTTCTCAGTTCGTTTCCATCATACCGAGACGATTTCATATTCAATTTCCGGTTCGTCTGTATTGTCCCCGTCGCCATTCCTGCTACGACGCATGGCACCAGCAAACTTGCCCTGCTTGAACTTTGTCCTGAACGATGAAGCTGAGAACGCCTCTACACAATACTCCTCACCAATATGCTTGGCATACCACTCGATGGTTTCACGGATCAGCTTCTTGTCGATCTTGTCAACCTCACGCATCAGACAGAATTGTTTAGACCACTGGTTCAAATCTGCCCGGCTGTTGACCTTGATTATTGATGATATAATTCTGTTCAATTCTTCTGCTGCACGTTGGTCCCATTTGGACGGTAGGTGCTTGCGTCTGGAAGGTGGAGGAACGCACATAACGTCGCCATCCGAAGGTGGCGACATAAAGTCTTTCTTATCTTCATTAGTATAGGTATTATATACCGTACTCTGGGGTACGGGGGGCCGTACTTTAGAGTACGGCCCCGTACTATCTAGTACCATTTGTTTTTGGTCGTTGTAGTGTCTGTTATTTTCAATCCAAATGTTGGCAATAGTGACCACTACACGTTCGGATCCGTATTGGTTTTCTGTCTTGTTGACCTTGATGAAGTGGTGGTTTCTCAACTCTTCACGGGCACTTAGCAGTGTAGACTTTGACATCGACAGATGCTTGCAGAGGGTTTCAAGTGACTGGTAGCACTCGCCCCGTTCCCAGCATACTCGTTTGTACCACACATATAAGAGGACCGCGTGCTTACTCAGGCTCTTGTCCATGCAACAGTCTATCACCATGTTTGGAATGGCTGTGTAGTGACTGTGCACTGACTCGTCAATGATGTTGTTGTTGTCTGGTTCTTGGTTTGTTGTCATCTTTATTCAGCCTCCAGCAAGTGCAGAAAGTGAGTAAAAGAAGAGGGCCGGTCCCCCTATTTGTTTTAGAGCGGGGGACCGGCCTGGGGATATACGTGGAGGTGCTATTCCACGGAAACCATGTCGAATTGATTCTATACCCGAATATGAGTGCACCTTATATCCCCCATCCAATTACTGCTGGCTCTAATCAGCAGGTTGGTTTACTAAACCCTATTATAGGGTTTCGTGCCTTTAGACTCAAATGCCATTTTGGGATTTGGTATTTCAGTCCAGGTTCAGCTCAACAGCTCAACAGCAGACCACTTGCAGCTATCTGGGTCTTTTGTCATCCCAAAGTGTCTGGCAATATTTGTACAGTTCATGGGAACCTCTTCCTCACTCGCATCGCGTAGTGCCGTGAGAGCTTCTATCAATTTCATGGTCTGTTCCTTTCAGCCAGCTTCCAACATGTCCTCATACAACACACCACCACCTTTCTGGTGGCGGTCTGTGACAATGGATATGGGATTGCCCACAATTCTGGGGTTGTTGATTCCCTTGGACTTAGATGCCCTACCCTCTTTGTAGATACTGTCATTTATCTGACGCACAATTTGCTGGGTTGGGAACTCAGCATGGAGTGGATTGGGTGGGCCTGCTAGAGCCTTCCAGTATGCCTCATTGCCCCAGACAGCAAATTCAAATCCCAGTTTGGCATCCAGAAGTGCGTCCACCTCAGGTAGGTCAATTGAGTCTGCTTCTGTTATGGCATCCAGCAGCTCTGTCGATCCCACGGGGGCATTCACAATCCGTTGCTTCAAATCCTCGTTCATTGCACTTCGTATTGGTTGATCAGATTGATTTTGTGCTGCTGGTCCACTGCTGTCTTGACCTGGCATTCCAACCGGGCAGCTTCAAAGTGACTCATGGGTCTTGTGGCACACACTAATTCAACAGGCCCCCGACCTCTGGTGTACTTGGCTCCCGTGCCAGTGTTATGTGCCCGAATTCGGTTGGTTAGGTCGTTGGTGATGCCACAGTACAACGAGTTGTCGGTACACCTGACAAGGTAAACCACCCATTGCTTCTTGCGGTAGTCTGGATTGTCGGTCATCACTTACTCTAAGTATGTTTTCCTCAGTTCCATTATCTCCCGTCGGTCTGCCTCGTTGGGGTCTTTGCCTGTTTGCAGCTCCACCACGTATGTCTCGCCGGGAAACACCTGCAACTGACGAGCCAAACGACGTGCTCTTTTCTGGGCTTGAAACTCACTGTCAAAGCATACCACCTTGACCGAGAACTGACTTAGCTTTATCAGTTGCTCTCGTGTGTATCCTAGCCCACAGGTCGCCACTGCCCCTGGGCCTATGGTCCATGCGTCAATAGGCCCCTCACAAATGATCACAGCGTGCCGCACAAGGTCACTGCCATAAAGAACTGACTTGATGGGCACTGATTCTTGTTCTGGTGGGGCGTGGAGGTATCGCATCCCTGTTCCAATTGCCCTGGTTGTCCAGCTCACCACCTCACCAAAATGATACACTGGTATCCAGAGTCGCCAGGCGTATTCAGCAGCTAGACCAATGCCCTGCACACCCCATAGCTGTGCTATCTCATCTGGGTCAAGCCGTCGTTGGTTGCTCAGGTATTTTCTATGCACTGGCAGCATGGGTCCAACCCCAATGGGTATGACCAATTTACCTCTGCGACGTTCTGATAGAGGAGCCAGCCCACCCTTGTCAATACTCTTGACTAGATCGTAGCAGAGGGATGGTGGCAGGTTGGTCAGCTCTACCAGTACGTCAGCCAGCGGCCTGGACCCACATCGCCAACAAGAAGCAAAACTACCGGATAGGTTGATGCCCAGATGGTACTTGTTGGCTCCTCGTCCACACCACGGGCAGTCAACCCCTATCCAGCCAGGCCTCACGTGAGGGTGACTGCCACCTTCCTGATAGGACACTTTATATTCCTTGAGGATGGCTTGGATCTTCATGATCAATCAACGCGCACCGTCGCCTCCACAACTGCTGCACTTGTTCCAGCCAGTCCCCTTGCAGAAGCTGCACTGGAATCCTGACTTCTTTCCCTTGCCATCGCAGGGATAGCAGGCTGTAGCACTGTTGCCCGTCCCACTGCAGGACATGCATGACTTCTGGGACTTGATTGGCAGTGACCAACCTGCCACTAACAGGGCAGCAACTAATATCAGAACTTCAACCACTTTTCGCATTTTGCGTCTCCTTAATCACTTGACCAATGGGGATATACCAATGTGGGACTGGCCCACTCCATGAGTTTGGATTGTTAGACAAGGAAATCATAGCTACAAACACGAATGCCGCTTGGGACTGCTCTACCAATTCTGTTAAAGGGCTCTTCCCCTGATTCAAATTCAGCAATCTGAATCTGTTACGCAATTCATCATCAATTTGGGCAGACACATGAATGAAGTGATGGCCCGTTAGACTTTCCCGAGTAATTACTAATATGACCCCGTTGGGGCAGTGAAAAATATTACCAGCTCCAACCTGAGGTGGTACTTCCCCATCATCAAGAAAGCATATGGTTTCTTCTACATCGTGGGAAATTTCCATTACTTTGTTAAACCTATTACGCAACAATATCCAAGGCTCACGGTATCTTACCATCACGTCCATGATCTAAAGTTCCTTTGAACACACTGCCAATTAATTGTGAGTAGATGTCGGTGTCTTCTAGCATTTTGCCACCATCCAAGACAGACGATACTACTCCTTGTTTTTGTTGAATGATCTTACACAGTTTCTGTTCAACAGTATTCCTAGCTACAAGGTAGTAGCAGTTGACTTCCTCGGTGGTGCCAATTCTGTAGCACCTATCGTCTGCCTGTTCATGATCTGCTGGCCTCCAGGCCATCTCTGCTGTGGCAACTGTGTGAGCTGCTGTGAGGGTGATGCCCACCCCAGCCGCCTTGATGTTCCCAAATAGCACCCTCACTTTATTATCGGTTTGAAACTGATTGACTGCGTTGTATCTGGCTCGACCTGTGATGGAGCCATCGATCAATACCGATTTGTATTTGCACTTGGATTGCAGTTCCTCTAACACCTTCCAATGGACGGCAAACACCACAAGTTTCTCATCGGTGTCCTCCAAGAAGTTGGCAATCCATTCGTGAACATAGGGCAGTTTCAATTCAGCAGCTAGCCGTAGCAAGTAGCCTATTCTGGTCATGGCCTCTGCTTTGGCTGCCCGCTTGGCCTTGTCTGGATCGATGCCCATCAGCCACGCCACAAAATCCTTGTCAGCTCGCTGGTACTCAGCCACACTACTAAGTGGCAATGGCACTACAATCCTGGATTTTTTTGGCAGGTCTTTCAGCACATCCACTTTACGTCGGCGGACTAGGCAAGAATCCACCAGACGCTGGTGAAATTCATCTACATGACTTGCCCCCTTGTATTCCCAGCCCCATGGAGTGAAGTGAGGGTCGCAATATCGTTGCATGAACTTCCATGCACCAGGAAACTCACTCCTCCGCAACAAGTTGAGTGGGTTGAACAGCTCGATGGGGCGGTTCAGAATGGGTGTGCCACTGAGGGCCAGCAGCTTGCCCACACCACGGCACAGACTCCTCACAGCCCTGGCTCGTTTGGTTTTGGGATTGGCTATGTTTTGTACCTCATCCAATACCACCATCTTGGGCTTGAGCTTCTTCAGCCACGGCACCCAGAATTGCAAGATGTCATAATTGAGGATGATGATGGGAGGTATTTTGGTGACAAGTTTTCCTCTGGGTGGTTTGGTTCCCTCCAGCACCATGGATTTGACACCCGCCGCTTTCCAGACCTCAACTTCCCAGTTGAACTTGACGGAGGCGGGGCACACCACAATACACGGGGAGGCATCCTGTTTGTGCCGCTGCCAATACCAAGCGGCACAGGCCGTCTTACCAAGACCCATATCCAGACTGACAAGTACCCTGCCATTAAACCATTCGATTTCCTCCAGGCACTCGATCTGGAATGGATAGGGTTTTATGGTATTAGTCATAGAATCCGACACCCCAAAGACATCCCAACCGCACCAACCACTCGAATCCTACGAATAATTGGTTCCCCATCAGATCCAAATCCAATCACATCACCAGTCAATGGAAATACCAATCTCCCCTGACCAACCAGTTGAACTGATGTATCGTCAGCCAGCTCAACAGATTCAGCAACCACTCGACCACAATAGACAGACACTCCAAATTCCTTTTCTCCCGTGCGATGATTGTAGGATCGATTATCCCACAGACCATATCGAATAAATACAGGCATTCCAGGGCGAAATGGAACCACTTCAACTACCTTGTCAAATGGCTTAATCTCCATTTTCATTGCCGGACCACTCCTTAGTTCAGAGCACATCGAATCTCAGCAAAGCACTCCTCAGTGCGTCCCATCGACCAGCCCAAAGCCTTGAAATGTTGCCACAGTCCCCGGCGAAGTTTGTCTTGTCGCTTACACCGCAGCACCTCTGCTAACTCCCCAGGCGATTCCACCACTGCCATCACGATGGTCCTGGCGTCGTCGCTCAGTCCTGCTAGTATATTCTGCAATCGATGGGTGTGAGTATCTGGGACACCACAAGTCAATTCATCATTGACCTGATACCGCTGTTTGGACAACTGCTCAGCTGTCAAGAAGTCCAGCAGGGCATGCCGTAGGTTGTTGTAGAAATGGCTACTGAATTGACAGCCCCTGGTTGGGTCGAACCCTTTGTAGGTCTGCATGAATGCCAAGTGGCCCACGCCAACCAACTCATCAAAGTCCAATCCAAACCGCTTGGCGAACTTCCAGCACATCTGATACAGCATCTTCTCTACGTCACAGAAGGTCGTTGTGCACGCCTCGTCCATCTGGCTAGTCATTTCTGGGTCCTTTGAAATGTATTGAATTGGGTCAAATATACGGGATTCGGTATAGTCTAATGGGTCCGTCGGGAAAAGTAAATAGCAGTTCCCAGGGGTAGTGGTACAATTTGGCCGAAAATACGTGGTGTATAGTGAAAAGTTGCGAATGCCCTCAATATCCCCGGCAAGGCCCCGAGAAAGTACATCGCACATCATCTCGGCACATCACCACTGGGGTGCTATCCCCATTCAACTTCTTGGTGATAATCCTCATGGCCGCCATTGGGTCTGCTGTGGTCAGACTGACCAATGGAACAGACACACGCCTGGCATGCTTGAGTCTTTCCATCATATTCATGTTCGTTATCCTGTGTTTGTCTTCCACTACAACGTAACGATTTCAGCACTACGTCCCCAACGTCCACCAGTGGAAGCCCGATACACTCGGGTGCCAAGTGGATACTCGGCTCGCAGCATTTTCATGTCTGCCCGCCATGGATCAACCACGTCCACTCGCTTCCCCAGCTTTCTTGCCAGGGTATTCCAATACAGGGCTTGCTTCGCGGTCATGTGTTGCGGATTTCGGATCAATGCTACATTGCACACCACTGACAGCAACTCAGACACTCCAGATTGAATTTCTTGTGTGACCATTTCAGTTCTCCTGTATGAGGTAAATTACTTGTCAACCAAATCAAACTCGTACTTGGCTATGTCTTTCGACACACCACATCCAGCAATCCATTCTTTGGTGGCCATGTGACCACCAAACATTTCCTTGCCTGTGAAGGTTGCCTTCCGTTTCACCAGCTGCAGCAGAGGCCAATCGGGGTCTACTTCGATGTCCTCATCGAGAATTTCCATCCCGTAGAGGGTGAAATAAATCAACTTGGCAAAACACTTCTGAGCATTCTCACGTAACTCATCCTGATCAAACCTCAGCTTGGCCAGGAATATCTTCTCAAGATGACCCAGTCTTCCAACCAGAGTTTTGACTTTGCAGTATATGACCATCGTATCACCAGAATGGGGTCCGTTAGACTGGACCCCTGAAGGTCGGGCACAATCACGCCCAGTGTTTACCTTGCCTTACCCTAGTGGGCTCGTCGGGGGCTACTTTGCTTCTGGGCTAGTCCACGTCAAAAGCAATTTCCTCAGCAGTTTCTTCAGTTTCTTCTTCAACCACGCCACATTTTTCGCAGACGATTATCCCGGATAAGTCGCCATTCGCACGCATTCGGGGGTAGTACATCACGCGGTCACCGGTGGTTATTTTCGATCCACAACTACATACCGAGTCACACGCTGCCGCTGTCCAAGAAGGATCGTATCTCATTGTCGTTTTCCCTTTGCCTCCGACTCACTCAGTCGGCGAGTTGCGGGTTCGTTTGTTTCCCCGCTCAACACCCTTATTATACGGGTTCCCGTATAATAAGTCAATACAAAATCCGGTGAGTTCACTGATTTTCTTGCAAAATACCTTGGAAGGGGGGATTTTAGCCCTGGAATCCCCA